AAATTACAATAACGAATAAAGGGAAAAGAGAAAAGATTAAGGACATTGCAGAGTGTGCAGTGTCCTTTTTTAAATCAAAAAATTTTGATGTGTCAAATGCTGTGTTCACGATTTCCAAACAAGTGCGCACGGCAACTTTTCGCGTATCGCGAATTATTGGAGCGTATGAAAATTTAGCATAGCCGCAAGGCAGAAAGGAAGCAGAAAATCATGGCATCAACAAGTTATAAGTCGCGTGTGATTATTAAAGAGCACACAGCGGAACAAACCGACTTTGCAGGAACTTACAACCTTTTACTTGCCGCAAAGTCTATTCCATCTCCGGCATCTCCACCAAACACGGTTGAGTCAACCACGATGGAAGACCCACAGCAGACATTTGAGAAAGGTATTAAGACAGCGGATTCCCGGGAAATCACCGGAAACCTTGCAAAAGAATATCTGGAAAACATCGAAAAGCTGGGAGATAAAAAGGTTGACATTATCCACCTGTACGGTACAGATGGAATCGGTGGCGTGGCAAAATACGCATACACCGGAACTGTTACCGCGACACCGAATGATGTAGGCGGTGTAGATGAAATCCTTGAAATGACCGCAACTGTTATCCCAAGCACAGCATCGGAACTCGTTACCGACAAGCTGAAAGTCGTTGATAATAACGATGGTACATTTACCGTAACAGTGGTGGGGTAAAAAGCCTATCGGACGAGCAACCGACCGCACCGGTAGGCGAGGATGAACGGTCGATAGCAGAACTTGAAGCAATGAGATAAGCAACAATGGGGCGGTGGCAACACTGCCCCTTGCCAATATAGGGCAGAAAGGCAAGGTAAAACATGAAAGTAAAGTTAGGAAATAGCGAATATTCAATCAAATTTGGTTTTAAGCCAACATTAAAGTCACATCTTATCAAAGATGTATCAGAGTCGGTAAGCGAGCAGGATGGAAGCTTAGAATCAGTAGAGAAACTGTTACTTGAAACACTTCCTAAGATGCTTCTTGTAGGACTGCAAGTAAACCATAAGGACGAGTTCGGATATGACTACGATACAAACGAGAAATACGATGAGCAGTTTAATAAGGTGCTTAATCTGCTTTCTGAAAAGATTGACGATGGTGAGATTGACTGTATTGAGTTGTTCAACGAATTAGAGAATGAGTTGGAGTCAAACAGTTTTTTAGCGAAAATGATGGAGACGGAGAAGAAGAATCGAACCCCGGCGAAGAAAACTCCATCCAAGACAGCCAACAAGAATTAACATGGGAATATTACGTTGCGGAAATCCGTCCGTTTTACCTTGTGGTAACGAAAGGCTACGGATTTTCCGTTGATGATATAGATATGATGAATCCAGAGTTGCTTAAGCCTTATGTGGATGCATACAAGGCAGAATGGAAGCAACGCGACATGGAAATGTATATGTGGTTTGGCAGATATGCAACGTCAGCACTTGTGACAGCAATAGACGCGACATTCGGTAAGGGTAATAGTAAGTACGTGAAAGAAACTTGCTATGATTCCATCGAAAAGCATAATACGGACGATCCCGATGCAGAGATGCGAGAAATGCTTAAGGCAGAAGAAGCATGGGCGGCTGAATCAAGGAAATCACAT